CCGTGGACGTACTTCAGCGTGCCGAAGTTGCGTGGATCGTTGAAGAAGACAGATGTCCCGTCGTCGAGTAGAAACTGCGCTCTGCTGTGTTTGTGCTGCGTCTTTGACCAGCTACCCGTCATACCCAGCGTATTCCAGATTGCCCAATTATTCTGGAGTGTTAGGTATATAAACTTACCCTTACAAGATGTGACAGACACATTCTGGGGTAGCACAGATGAAATTTCTGCGTGTCCCTCAGGAGGCCCGTGCTTCGCGTAGCGGCCGCCCAAATAGTTGATGCCGACGATTGACCGACCTTGCAGAGCACGGCCAAGCGACTCAGATACAATCTTGACTTCAGGTCCTTCAGGCAACTTGACTTTCCTCCTTTCCGTTAATCCACTTCCAGTAGTTCTTCAACGCGCCGTCCTTGGGCTCTGGTATCTGTGCCCAGCGGTGCAGGCAGAAGATGTCGTAAGCTGCTGCAGCGTACTCACCCACGCCTGGTAGAGATCTTACATCAACCCCGTCCCACTGCACGTACGCCTGCGACAGCTTGACCAGCGTCTTGCTTCTGCGATCTGCAAGCCCAAGAATAGCGATCATGTCTCGAATCTCAGCAGGATCTGCGTGTGATGCTGCCTCTGCTGTGGGCCATCGATCGAAGAACTGCCACATGTATGGCTCTGCGACAACTCTCTTCGTTAGATTGCAGAAAATGCAGACGACCAGGACACGCCATGGATCGTACTGCACTGTCTCTTGGATCAGGTTGTAGGGTGACTTAGGTGCGTTCACACACTATGGTAGAATATTTCTTTAGGTTTTACAACATAACCAAACGCTTCTAGCGTGTGCTTGAATGGGTCACCTGGGATGTCACGAACATGCTGGAGCATCTGCTCAGACAACTCACGAACCTCACGCTGCGCATCGGGCTTCATCCGAAGCTCGAGGAAGTGGTGGAAGGAGCGCCAGTTGAACATGATGTCCATCGTGATCTGGTTGCCATAAGGCAGGTAGAACCGCGCGCTCTCCTTGGCACGCTTCCGGCTCATGCCATCCTCGACGAAGCGTTCAAGCGCATCGTGGTAACGCATGAGTGCGTCCTCCATGAAGGCGATGTACTTCGCCTGCTCTTCGAGTGACCAATCCTTCGGGAGGTAATACTTGTCATCTCGAAGCTCCTTGTACCGCGCTGACTCGCCGTTGATCGAGACGCCGATCCTGTGCTTCAGGAGATGGATGTGAGTTGCAGCATCGACTGTGACCAGGAAGTGCAGGCTTGACTTCTCGAAGGGTGTCTCATGTCCATTCTCGGCCAGCATTTTCAGGAGCGTTGGGATCCTTCCACGCTTCTCTTCCGTCAGATCTCGGCTCGTGCTCGTCCACGCTGACATCGCGTGAGCCTCGTCTCCACCGTAGTAACCGATCAATTCTACCTTGTTGTCCTGAAAGGGCATGTCTCAATCTGCTCCGTATAAACGTGTCCCACGTCATCTCAAACAGCCACTGGGACACTATTCCTATGCTTGTTCCGATTGCAAGTGCGTGGGTCGTTGTCGCCACGCTACCTGTAAAATGATAGATGACAAAGAAGCTAAGCGTGACAGATATAATCCGCCACGCAATAACCTTTATAAAGATCTCAGCTCTTCTACTCAAACTTGTACTTCACATCCACTGTTAACATCATCTCTGGTACTTTGACATGGTTAACAAGGCCGATCTCTTTTGCTTCTTCTGGCTCGAGGTACCAGTCAGCGTGCTTCTTAGTGTGGATCTCGTCGAGGAAGTAATCCTCATCCTTGCCGATGTTCTGTGCCATGATCTTGAGGATCTTCTCGTTGAGACGATCTGTCTCCTTAGCGTCGGCCTTGATCTCCTCGACCTTACCACGATTGCCGCTTGCAACCTCGTGGATCATGATGGTAGCATTGGGCGATGCATAGCGCATGCCGGGCGCACCGCAAGTGAGCAGGACTGCACCACAGGACATTGCCTTGCCCTCGACGATGGTTGCGACTGGGATACGTGACGACTTGATCGCGTCGATCATAGTCATGAGTGAGTATACCTCACCGCCATAGCTATCAATGACAACTGGAATGACGCTCTGGCCAGATGACTGGGCGATCGACATGTGCTGATTGAACTCCTTGGCAGCATCCTCATCAAACTTGTTGACGCGGATGATGATGGGAGGAGCGCGAAGTTCGCACTCCTTAACGAGGGGGGATACGCGTGTGATGATGTTCATGTAGTTATCTTAACTCCCGTATTGTTTGTTTACAAGAAAGGCTGCCCGAAGGCAGCCTTTCAATGCGCGCTTCTTAGATCAAGAGCACTTAGAGGCACCACAACTGCTGCATGTCAGGCAACCTTCCATATAGAATACCTGGTCGCTACCGCACTCCTTGCACTTCTTCTCTGACGTGGACTTCGTACCGTCTGGGATGTAGCCCTTGAGGACACGAGCGACACAACGAGAGAAAGTGAACATGTCTGACTCCTTATCCTTCTGGAGCTGATCCACCACGAAGTTGACTGGGATGCCGTGCCGGAGTGCCAGAGAGATCGTCCTCGTGAAGGCACCCTGTGTCGGGTTGGCGAACAGGTTCACCACGTCCTTAAAGAGGATCTCGTCGTCATTACCGACTGGAACACGAAGGTTGTAGGTAGCGACACCGTCCTTCTTGCCGTTACGGATGAGAACTCCACTCTTGGTCTTCTTGGGGACCTCGATGTGGTCAGCAAGACCGCTGAAGACTTCATACGGAACACCGTCGTTGAGGCCAACGAGGACCATCCAGGATTGTGACTTGCCGCTCTCGTCCTTGATGTTGACGCGGTGAATGTCGCAGGGGAGCTCCTTGGGACGCTTTGGGTGGAAGTCTGCTGCTGTCTTGGGTGCCTCTTTCTTCTCCTCTGTGGAGATGAGGACACCAGTGCGGCAGCCATCACGATAGACTGTAAAGCCCTTGCATCCCTCCTTCCATGCACGCATGTAGACGTCGTTGACTGTCTCACGAGTTGCAGAGTTTGGAAGGTTGCAGGTCTTGGAGATGGAGTGGTCGATCCATCGCTGAGCTGCTGCCTGGATGTCGACCGACTTCACCCAGTCGATGTCATTGGCCGTGCCACCCCAGTATGGGCTCTCCTGTGGGTCAGACTTGCCGGTGACGTCCATCCACTTCTTGAACCAGTGGTGGTAGACAGTGTACTCCTGCCACTTGTCACCTAGCTGGTCGACAAAGTCGGGCACGGTCTTCGTGTCGCCCTGCGTGATCTTGCGACGGCGCTTGTAGGAGAGCAGAAAGGCAGGCTCAATGCCGCTCGTTGTCTGCGTGAGGCAGGAGATGGAGCCTACGGGTGCTGTCGTAGTGAGTGCAATGTTACGTCGGCCAGTCGTCTGCCACATGTCGTGGTACTCACCGTTGCAGGTGTTGATCACCTTCTGCAGGTAGTCGTGGTCCTTCTCCTTCTGGTAATCCCAAACTGGGAATGCACCGCGCTCTCTTGCCATGATGAGTGAGGAACGATGTGCACCGACCGCGAGAGCCTTGTAGATCTCCTCGGTCACTTCGATTGAGCACTTGCTGCCGTACTGGATGTTCAGAGCAGCAAGCGTGTCGCCAAGGCCGGTCACACCGAGGCCAGTTCTACGCCCGTTGAGGCCTGCTGCGCGGATCTTGTTCCAAAGATCACGCTCAACTCGCTTAACGTGCTCAGGCTGTGGATCTCTCTCAATCTTCTGGAGGATCCGATCGACGCACTCCACCTCGAGATCAACTAGGTCGTCCATCAGACGCTGGGCCTTCATGACCACCGTGTTAAAGCGGCCAAAGTCGAAGGTAGGATTCGAGCCGAACGGATCATTGACGAATGTAGTCAGATTGACAACCATCAGTCGACAGGAGTCGTATGGGCTGAGTGGGATCTCACCGCATGGATTGGTGGAGATCGTCTTGTAACCGACATCTCGGTAGCAATCCACGATGCCCTGGTTCACTACTGTGTCCCAGAAGAGAGCACCGGGCTCAGCAGATGCCCATGCTGCGTCGATGAACTTATCCCAGACCTGCTTTGCATTGATCGTCTTGGTGATCTGTGCTTCCTCAACGGGAGCCTCGACGGGCCAGCGAAGTGTAAAGTCAGAACTACTCTCGACTGCTCGCATGAACTCATCGGTGAAACGGATGCTGATATTGGCACCGGTGACCTTCTTCAGGTCCCGCTTTATATCGATGAATGTCTCGATCTCAGGATGACGACAATCGATCGTGAGCATGAGCGCACCCCTGCGACCGCCCTGTGCAACCTCACGGCAGGAGTTTGAGAAGCGCTCCATGAAGACGCCGATTCCATCAGTTGTCCGTGCTGCATTAGAAGTCGGTTGGCCCTTGGGGCGGATAGTGGAGATGTCAAATCCTACACCACCGCGACGCTTCATGATCTGAACTTGCTCTTGGTCAGTAAAGAGAATACCTGCGTAGCTGTCGTGGGGCTGGTCGACAACGAAGCAATTCGACAGGCTCTGGTGCTGGTAGTGGTTTCCAATACCTGATAGCGGTGAGCCCTGTGGGACGACCTGCTTGAAGCCGTCAAGAAGATCGAAGATCTCCTCCTCAGACAATGGGTTGGGATACTTCGCCTCGATGCGGGCAAACTCCCTAGCAAGACGTCGGAACGTCTCAGTGGGAAGCTGCTCAATCCTGTTGCCCGCATTATCACGCAAGGCGTACTTGTTGAAGACATCAGCAGCGAGATCGTCGCCCCTGAAGTATTCCACAACACTCTGATTTAAAGACATTCCTGACTCCTTCCATTACAATACATGTCGATCACTTACCGTTAATCTCTTCCCACTTCTCTTTGAGAAGCTTCTTCATGCTAGAGCCGTCAGCTTTGACAACATCGTCAACAGACATCTCATTTGTGTCCATCAGCTCGAACTTAGACATTGATGTGTCGATCCGCATTGGGTAGAGCATTCCATCTCGACCGGCTCGATTCTTTGCGACGAAGATGCGTCCTGCGCCTGTTGCCTTTTCATTAGGCTTTCGAGAGATTGAGAGCACAACGTCGGCAACCATTGCCTTGCCGTATGCTTCCGACATATTCTCAAGACCTACAACTTCTGAGTTAGAAGCTTCGCGATTTGCCTGAGATGCCGTCCAGATTGGAACATTGAGATCCATGGACAGATTTCGAAGCTCCTCATAGACGAGCTTTAATTCGTGTCGAAGCGAATCGAATTTACGTGATGACTTCATGATGTCTGCGTAGTCGATAATGATCACACTGGGAACGAACGACTTCAGAAGAAGCTTCTCAATGTGATTTCTGAGTGTCTGAACAGACGGTGTGCCTGTTGGATACTCTTTGATAATTAGTCGACCAAGCGAGTTGTTCTTGTAGAATTCGATGACTTCTTCTTTTCTGTCTATGACATCACTGCTTGGAATGTTGCAGAGATTAGAGTCATAACGTAGACCAACAGCAGTCTCAGATAGCTCAAAGGTATAGTGAACGACATTTTTACCGACACGCAAAGCCTCAGCACCCATTTGCACAAGGAAGTGTGACTTACCAACACCAGTTGGTGCGATAACTACACCGAGCTCTCCTCGACCCAGACCGCCATTGAGAACATCCTGAGCATCAATCTGTGGCAGTCCAGTTGGGCATGTGAGACGACGTGTCCTGATGAACCGTGCTTCTGTGTCTTCGAAGAAGTCATGACCAATTGCAGCTGGTGTGCCTGCTGACAGAGCATTCTTCATCAGGTCCATGACGGAGTCGAGATTGTCTGTCGCAATCATCTCGACAGCCTTCTCCAGCGCCTCCTTCATCGCCTGCTTCTTGCAGAAGTCAAGTGTCTTATCCTTGACGTACTGCACATCACCCATGTCTGGGTTGACGCGAATGCGTTGGAGGAACTCAACGATCTGGTCGCGGAGGACAATGTCCTTACCTTCCTTCAGGTCGTCACGAATAATTGTGACAAGAAGGCTTAGAGTTGGAAAGTCCTTGTACTTCTGGTAGTAGTCAAAGTACCGCTGTGTGAGGAACTGCAGGTACTTCAGCTCAAAGAAGGTGGGCGACATGATCTCGATCATTTGAGTCGCCCAAGATCGGTCAGTCAGCAGTCCTTGGAAAATCTTCTCCTGGAACTGCTTGCCGTACTGTTTAAAGTGCGGATCGTGCATTTTATCCTGTCTGGATGTGTGAGAGGGCTAGGAAGAATTGGTCGACGTTGAACGTCTGGATGCCTTCGTGAATGAGGGCCCTTATGAACTCTATCTTATTGCGTGTAGGCTTAAAAGTATCACAGATCCCGTTGATCCTATCGATCTGGTAAGCAGCCAAGTTAGCTGTATCCAAGTGGACAAGCGAGAAGTTACGATTGATGAGGATCTCATTCTCCGCAATGTGCTGGTAGGCTTGCACCTTGGAACCACTCTCAACTTTTGCTCTCGCTTCCTGCAGAATATCCTGCACTGTGACTTCAGTCGTCTGAGATAGGCTTGGAAAACGCTTAGCCAGCGTCTTGAACCCTACACCGTCGACACCTGGTATGTTGTCTGAGTCGTCACCGCATATCGCTTTGGCAACTGAGAAGTTGACGGGATGGACACCAAACCTCTCGAGAACATCCTGCTCCTGCACCAGCTTCTTCCAGGTGGGTGAGTAGATGATCGATCCCTCAGAGATCAACTGGTAGTAATCTTTGTCAGCTGACAGTATGATCTTCAGCGCATCCTTGCAGTGGTATCGTGACATGTAACCGATGACATCATCTGCCTCACAGTCGGGCACATAGATCTGACATATCGGTGTTAGCTTTAGCAGCCGCACCAGTGTCTTAATCTGGTTGTCTCGATCGGAGACAGTATTTGGGATATCATTCTCGTAGAACCTATTCAACCGCTCGGGGCGTCGATGGCTCTTGTAGTCTTTATAGATCGCTCTTCGACGAGGTGATCCACCACCCTCCCAGACGACGTAGATGGGATTGGGCTTAAAGCGCTCCACGATCCGCTTTAGATCGAGGAGAAAGCCCACAATCCCACCTACGTGTTGGCCGTCCTTGCCCATCGCTGGATGAGCGACGAAGTGTCTCAAGTACAACCCCATCGCATCCACGAGTAGGACAGTCTGTGATCGGCTCAGATCACTCATTGTCCTCAGCTGCCGCGTCAGTCAAGTCTGAGTCGTTGCGTGTCCGCACCATTACCGCCTCGATCAGATCATCGAGGAAAGTCTTGTACTCCGGGTGACTGAGTAGTTCGCCGAACTCTGCCTTGTGGAACTTCTTCTCGATGACTGTGACGCCTCTCTCGACATCGGTTACCGTGAAGACCTTCCAGGCACCATCACCAGACACGCAGATGATATGCTTGCCGACTTGACGTTCACCAGCATCGCGGAGCTCATCAAAGATCTCCTCGTGCTCAATGATGCCCTTGCCGAAGTGGATCTGGAAGTTTGCCGTCCTGAAGGGTGGTGACACCTTATTCTTCACTGTCTTGGCTGAAACGTGGATACCGACAACGTCACCATTCTTGTTCTGGATCTGCTGCCCCGCGCCCAGCTTGAGACGAACTGATGCGTGGAATGGAATTGCCATGCCGCCAGGGACGGTTGTAGGATCGCCATGCATGACGCCGATCTTTGTGCGTGTCTGATTAAGACAGACCATCAGCACGCTCTGGTCACCGATGACGCCTGTGATCTTACGCATGCCCTTTGAGATCGCTCGAGCCTGAAGACCGATGCTGTCCTTGTCATAGTCACCCAACAGCTCTGCCTTCGGTGACGACGCTGCAACACTGTCCCAGATGATGGTGATCGGGACATCACGCTGCATCGCCTTCGCCTTCAAGATCGTCTTCTCGGCGACGTCAAACACCTCTTCAGTGCAGTGTGTATCAACGTAGACGAATCGACGTGTGACATCAACACCCAGCGCTTGGAGGTTCTCGACAGATGTTGCATTCTCCGTGTCAATGTAGACGCAGATGCCACCCATCTGTTGGGTTGAGCGAGCGATCTGAGTTGCAATGTGGCTCTTGCCGATCGACGGTGGGCCAAAGATCTCAACGATACGACCTTCAGGGAGGCCACCGCTACGTCGGTTTGCAACAATGTAGTCGAGCAGCGTTGAGCCTGTCGAGACCCAACGCTTGACATGTGTAGGTGACTCATCCTCTGCTAGGTTGTAAGCGATACGTGAGCCGTTCTCTTTATTAAGCGATGTGATTAGCTCAGCGGTAAAATCACCACTTGCGCTGTCATCACCCTTGCGGTCCTTTGCTTGTCTTGCCATTTTTATCCTCTCCAAATACTATAACAGGACGTGAGCCAGATTACAACTCACGTCCTGCTCAGATAACCTAGTTAGGTCAGTTGCCCATTAGATCTTCGAAGGCGTCGTCGATCGAGGAGTAGTTGCCTCCCGTCTTCTTGGTCGTCGAGGTCGTAGTGTTCTGGACAGCAGACGTCTTCTGGGTTGCTGCAGGAGTGTCATCGTCATCGGTCGCTGCTGGACCGCCACGAGGAGTGCCATCTCCATCCTGCATGCCACCGTTGATCCAGTCGTTGACGATCTTCGTGAGCTCGTCGCTGGACTTGAGCTCGAACATCGAGCCCACATCGGGGATGTTGCTAAGCCACTGCTTGGCAGTTGCTGCGTTGGTGGTGAGGTTTGAAGACTTACCGCGAGGCATGACCTCGGTCTCAGAGTACTTCTTACCGGGCGGCTTGAAGCACTTCACCTTCACGTCGCGACCGGTCTCTGGATCAGTGATGTCACCGTAGTCCTCGTCGAGCATGATGCCGAGGAGCGACTGGTAGACCTGCTTGCCGAACGCCCAGATCTGCACACCCTTCTCCTCCTCGCCGCGGACGACGACAGGAGCGTAGCAGCGCATCTTAGGGTAGAGCTTCTTGGCGAGCTCGTAGCTCTCCTTGGTGCCCTCATCACGAAGCTTGTTGATCAGATCCTGGATGGGGTCTGCCTTGCCAAACTGGTAGGGAGCGAGAAGGCCTGGGTTGTTGCCGATGTTGTAGTAGAACCAGAGCTCCTTGAAGGGCTGGCCCTCATTATTTGGGAAAGAGAGGAGGCGAACCGTGTACTCCTCGCCCTCCTTGGGCTTCCAGGAGGCGTTGCTCTTCTTGTTGTTGCCAGACAGATTGTCGAGACGCTTACGCAGTGCGTCGAAGTTGATACCCATGTTGTGATGTCCTAACGTTTAATGGTTAATGCTTAACTTCTAAAAGAAAGAGAGTTCTTTTTCGTAGAAGGGAAGCGAAGGTATCGTACGAACCCGCGCTTCATTTTATAATTATGGCCTGCCTTTTGCTGTTTTCAGTGGGTCCTGCAAATATTTTGCGCCGTAGGGCTTCGCCATCCTGTCGTAGAACTTGCGGCGGCTCTGTGCAGGCCCACCTGGGCCGTGGAGTGGCTCGACGTATCCTGCGATCGCGCCGACCCCTGAGATCTCTTCCAGGTCTGCCTCGAGCTCCTCGTGCTTCTCGAGGTCGATGTCATCCGTGATCATCTCGCTGAGCGGACGCT